GCAGGTCACGGCCCGGCAAGGCCTCGGCCGGGACTGGACGGCACCCGAGGAGACCCCATGAACGAGGACGGCAAGGACCCCTCGAACGTCACCCAGGCGGAGGTCGACGCCGCGATGCTGATCGAGCGGACCGCCTGGACCTGCCCCGGCGTCTCGGACGCGCAGCCCTGCTTGACCCCGGAGTCCCGACGCGCCGACACCGGGCCCCGGCGCAATCTCCAACGCCGCTGCGTCACGTGCCTCCGCATCGCAACCGCCGCCGAACCCACGCGTGAACGCCGGCTCGCCGCCCTCCGCGCCCTCGCGGACCTCGCCCGCCACAGCGGCCACCTCGTCTGCTATGACCCTTTCGAGGGCCGCCTGGTCACGAGGATCCTCATGTTCGGTCAGAACGTGGCGCGGATCGGCGAGATCCCCGAGCTCTCGCTCCGCGAGTGGACGGCGCCCCACGACCTCATCCACCGCGACATCTTCGAGTTCCCCGCGTACCACAGCATCATCGACGGGTGCTACAGCTACGCCCTCGACCCGCCGGCGGACTGGAAGCGCGTCTGATGGGCAAGATCGACACGGCCAAGTCCCTGGTCGACATCGCGAGCACCATTGTCAATGCCGCGGTGGCCGTCGCCAGCGCGCGTCGAGCCGAGCAGGAAGCGAAGCGGAAGGCCGACGATGCCGAGAAAGACCGGCGGATCCAAGACCTTGAAGCGGAGGTCGCCAAGCTCAAGGGGCGCCCGTGAGCGCCTTCAGCCAGCGCGTGGCCGAAGAGGTGGCCGCCCTTGAGCGCGAGCGTGGCCAGCGCAAGGTCGACGCCGCCCAAGCGTGGCTCGATTGGGCGCGGGGCGGGCGCCGTGGGCCCGAGCCTCCCGGCGTGCCTGTGTCGGACCGATGGTCGAACCACGCCCGCAACGACAACGGCGCCCAGTAGTTGGGCGCGTCCATTGGTTGTGTTTACGTCAACCAATGGATGAACCAGCGAAGCCGCGCAACAAGGGTGGGCGCCCGAACCTCCACGGCTTAGGCCGTGGTACCCGGGTCATCGCGTTCCGAGTGACCGAAGAGCAGGAGAGGCGCATTCTCGCGGCCGCGGGTGGCCAAATCGCCAGCGACTTCGCGCGCGACATCACGTTGTCGGCAGCCGGCGCCGCACGCGGCAATGTGTTAACGAAAACCGGAAAAGGCAACGTTGCTGTAAACACAACTGTGCGCGAATTGACGTTCGAGCCGGATGAGTGAATTTCATTGCCGATGGTTCCACGTGGAACGACGATTGCGCAATCAGGCTAGCCGGTCTTTGAGAGACCGAGGGCGCGGGGACAGCATGGAGGGGTGAGCGATAGCGAAGTTGCCGCCGAAGAAGCGTCAGACGGCCTGTTGACGCCACGGCAAGGGCGGTTCGCACAGGAGTACCTCATAGACCTGAACGCCACGCAGGCGGCGATTCGGGCAGGCTGCCCGGAGGATTCGGCATCCGTCCAGGGTTGCCGCTGGCTAGCCAACCCTAAGGTTTCTCGGGCGATCGCGTTAGCCAAGGAAGATCGCGCGTTACGGACGGGGCTGACACAGGACCGGGTCATCGCCGAACTCGCATCCCTGTCCCTCTCGAACATCAAGCACTTCGTCCTCACGGACACGGGCGACGTCGAACTGGCCCCCGGCGTCCCGGAATCCGCATGGCGTGCCGTCGCTTCCATCAAACGAAGGAGCCGGGTCATCGGCGACACCGGCATCAAGGAGTACGAGGTCGAGTTGAAGTTCTGGGACAAGCCGACGACCCTGAAACTCGCCGGACGCCATGTCGACGTGAGGGGCTTCTTCGACAAGGTCGAGGTGACCGGGAAGGACGGGGCGCCATTGACCCCGGACCCCATGGCGGCCATGAGCAGCGACGAGCAGCGCCGAGAGCTCGCGCGCCTCCTCGCATCGGCGAAGGCGCGGCTCGATCCCGGAGCGAGCGGTTCGGGGGAAGAGGCCACGGCTGTGGATGGCGGCGGTCCGACGACGACGTGATCCCCTGCATGGTCGGCCGGGGCGCACCGTCTGACCTGGAATCCGCGTGATGGAATTCGCCGACGATCGGACCCTGGCGGCGATGACGCCGGCCGAGCGCGCAGCGTGCCTTCGCCTCGAGCGCGGGATCCTGGGGGAACCGCTGCGCGATTTCATTACTGGATTGACGCCGCACCGGCCCCCGCCGCCGCACGTCGCCCCCGTCATCCGCGCCATGGAGCGGGCCCGGCTCGGCCCCATCAAGGTGTGCATCTCGATGCCGCCTCGGCACGTGAAGACCGAGACGGTCATGAACGCCCTCGCCTGGTGGCTGAAGCAGACGCCGGCCGATACGTGCGCTTACGCCAGCTTCAACCAGGAGAGGTCCGAGCAGAAGAGCCGCATCGTTCGCGAGCGGGCAATCACCTCCGGCGTGAAGTTGAAAGGCGACTCGGCCAGCGTCTCGGAGTGGCGGACGACGGCCGGGGGAGGACTCCTCGCCGGAAAGGGACTCACAGGCAGCGGCGTCCAAGGGTTGATGGTGATCGACGACCTCTTCAAGGACGCCGAAGACGCCAACTCGCGAGGCGAGCGCGAGAAGAAATGGGAGTGGTTCGGCTCCGTCGCGATGACCCGCCTCGAGGGCGCGAGCGTCGTCATGGTCGGGACGCGCTGGCACAAGGACGACGTCATCGGTCGCGTGATGGTCCAAGACCAGGAGCGCATCGCCGAAGGGCTTGAGCCCGAGTGGGAGATCATCAACCTCGTAGCACTGGCCGAGGTCAACGATCCACTCGGGCGCCCGTTCGGCCAAGAACTCTGGCAGGGCTCGCGCTACACGCCGGCGTATTTCGCCAGCCTCAAGCGAACGATCGGCGACTACCTTTTCGCGTCGCTGTACCAAGGGCGACCCATCGCGCGAGGCGCCAAGGTCTTCGGCTCTCCGACCTATTACGACCCGACGACGTTCTCGCTCAATGGGAAGCGGATCGTCATCTACGCCGATCCTGCTGCGACGAAGAAGACCGCGAACGACCCGTCGGCGATCTTGGCCATGGCGGTCGAGGGGAGGGGGCCGAGTCAGCGCGGATGGATCCTTGAAGTCGACCGGCAGTGGCGGACGGTCCCGAAGTTCATGGACGACCTGAAGGCGTTCCAAGCGCGATGGGGCGATGGGCGGGCTCGTGTGGAGGCGTTCGGCATGGCCCGCGCGATACCCGACATGCTGAAGGCGACGGGAGAGGGCGCATCGATTGATGGAGATACGCCATCGGGAGACAAGTTTCTTCGTGCCCAGCCCGCGGCGGCGGCATGGAACGACCCCGACGGCTCGCGGATCCTCGTTCCGATCAAAGCCCCATGGCTGAAGGATTTTCTGGCCGAGGTCGAAGACTTCACGGGCGTGAACGATGCACACGACGACCAGATTGACTGCCTCTCGGGCGCGTGGAACTCGGCTGGCGTCCGAGCGGAATTCCGCCGCAGCCCTGTCCAGATGCCGGGCCGGCGGATGTGATGACGCCTTGCACGGAAATCGACACGGAAGTATTTAAATCCCGTTGACGGCAATCCGAATAGGCGTTAACGTCTTTTCATGAACACGACGCAAACGACCGAGTCGCCCCGCACCGAGACCCGCGCCCTGACCGAGGCAGCCCGCTGCGCCAAGGACATCCGCGGCGTGCTCAAGGCCGCCTTCCCCGGCTGCAAGTTCAAGGTCACGTCTTCAAACTTCTCGATGGGCGATTCCGTGACCATCAAGTGGGTCGACGGCCCGTCCTCGGGAATGGTCGATGATCAAGTGATGCGCTTCCGTGACGGTTCCTTCGACGGTATGACCGATTCGTATGACTACGCCTCCAAGGACGCCACCACGCCGAACCGGGCCAAGTACGTCAGCACCTCACGCGACTACTCGGAAGGGCTCCGCGAGCGGGTTGCCGCTGACCTCCGGGCGCTGTTCGCCGGTTCCGACCACGAGATCGAGCGCGAGACTCACTCGATGCTCTACCGGGCCGACCTGACGGCCAGCTACCGCGGCCTGGTCCGCTCTGTTCACTGGTTCGAGATCGCGACTGGGGTTGAGGCGTCCGTGGCCGCGGTCGCCCCGCTGTTCTCTGACTTCCTCTGCGCGGAGGTGGCGTTATGACCGCCGCGACGGCCAAGGCCCGGGCGCTCGCCTTCGTCGCAACCCTTCGCGGGAACGTAGACGCTTGGTATGCCGACCGGACTACCTACGAGCCATTCGGCGCCGCCAATCGGGCGACGTGGGACGCGATCGAAGCGGCGGGCAACCAGGTCAAGGCGCGCGTGCTGGCATTGCTCCGCGGCGATGCGGAGGAGTTCGAGGCGGTGCGCTCGTGAGTGCCACCGCTCTCGACGCCGCGCTCGCCCCGCGTCTCTCGATCCCGGAACTCGTCGCCGTCTACGAGCAGGCCGAGGCCGAGATCCGGATCGGCTTCGCCTCGGTCGCCCGGGCCGTCGAACGGATTGACTCCACCTTCAGCAACGGCACGCGCGGGATCTCGCTCAAGAGCCGCCACCGCAATTACTGCGACGTCGACTTCACCAGCCCGGAATCCACGATCACCGAGTTGCGCCGGGACATCTGGGGCGTGCTGATCGAGCGGTCCGAGATCCGGAAGGCGATGTCGATCGCGGCCTGGAAGGAATTGTCCGAGAAGATCGAGCGCGAGACGCCACCGGCGATCACGGCGGAGAACGTCTCCGGGATGCTCGACCAGTTCCGCGCCGACATCCCCGAGATGCTCAAGACGGCTGTCGCCGAGGTCTTCGAGTTCCTGCGGCCTCAATCGGGGTGGGGCGAGACCTGGAAGACGAACACCGAGTTTGAAATCGGGGAGCGCGTGGTGCTCGCGGGCTTCGTCACGCCCGGCTGGTGGCGCGGCGCCTCGAATGATTGGACGGT